CGCACAGTCAGTGTGGTTGCAGAAGCAGCAACAGGAGAAGCAAGGTCAGTGACCTCGTAATATCCACCGTCAAATGAAGTATACGGCACACCGGCATAGGCGTTAAAGATTGCCTGGAGATTGCCTGGAGTCAGATTACCAAGGTTTGCTTGGCCGGTAAACAAAGCATCGCGCAGAGTGCGAATCTTGGAGCTCTGCATGATGATACGTAAAGTCCGGGCATTAAACCAGTAACCCTGAGGTGAAGCCATAAGGTCACGGTACTTTTCATTCCATTCAAGAATATCATCCATAGGATCGGATGTGCTGGCAGTCCAAAGATCTGCGCCAGTCAGAGCAGGCTGCATGTCAGCAGGAATCTTATAATCAACATCAAATTGAATATCCTTACCTGAAGCAGTCAGTCGACCGCGAAGAGCCTGCCAGCGCGCCCACTCCAGGCGGGTGTTCAGGCGCATCATAAGATCACTTAAATGATTAGTAATAATTTCCTGAGCACCTTGAACTTCTTGCTTGGTACCTAGCTTGCGCAAATGATAGAGATCCTTTTGGCCAAGGATCGCCTTTTCACGCCATTCGGCAGGCTCAAATTCATACTGTGACGCACCGTAAAAAGAAACGGTTGGGGACTCAGCACCGGAAGCCGCTGCTTGAGTCATACCGCCCGCACCCTTACGAACGTCTACTGCAATACGGTGTTCTTGAATTTCACGAACAGGAACTTCACTCCCCAAAATAAAATCAGATTGGGGAATTTCAATCTCCTTCACAACCTTAACAATATTAGAAGTCTGAAGTAATGGATGACTTGCTAGGTTAAGCAGCATGTTTGTTGAATCCTCTCTATGTTAGGTGATCGTCATTATTTGTATTCATAAAAGATTTAATCAGGCATTGTCGCGAACAGTAATACGCTGCACATCAGCCCAAGTTACTGCGGTCGGCTCAATAATGACGCCACTCTTGAAGGTGCCCTTGAGGAACGCAACAGCGTTCGCAAAACTAGACACACTGTCCATATCGCGGAGTTCTTCTGCAAGAATAACCACGGTAGTGTCAGGATGAAGTGCGCTATTGAAGGGCTTGTAACGACCAGAAGAAGAATCCCAACCCATCGCCATATAGGGGCGAATGGTGGTGGAACCATCAGGATTACTCACATCTCTGGCAGCAGCATCAACAGAAATTGGAATCACAGTATAATCGTTTGAGGCCAAACCCTCAAAGGATAATTTAGTACTAGAGAAATTCTTATAACCTTCACGCTTTTCAGTTGTCATTTCTTGTGTCTCCTTTAGGTTTGATTAACAAAGAATTTATATTTTCAAATCACTTACGAGCAGGAATAGGATCAGCTGGAGGACTAGACACGTCCAGGGACTTGGCAGCGTTCTTATATCTAGTGGCAGCCTTCTTCTGGCCTGCCTTCAAAGCATCTTCATTGTCTGCCATAAATTGCTGCATTTCAGTTTCTTTTACAGGGTCCTGAATATTCTTGGTGCCAATATTAAATTCAAGAACCTTTGAATCCTTGCTAGGAACAGCAACCTTAAAATCAGTAGGAATAGTATTAAGCACAGAGCTAATGACATCACGCAGAGATGCGCTGGTCTTTTCGCCCTTCTCGTTGGAGAACTTAATAACTTCCTTATTATCAGTATCACTTAAAAGAATCTCATTGACCTTATCAATGGTTGGCTTAGGGAAACCCTTGGTAGCCAAATCAGTGCAGTATGACTTAATTTCAGACTGACGGGTACGTTCACGTTGCAGGGCAAGTTCAGCTTCAGTTGCCTGCATCTTGTTTTCAAAAGAAACAACCTTAGTGGACATGTCCTTAACAGTTTCGGACAGTTTCTTATTTGCTTCACTAAGTTCGTTAAAAGTCTTTGCGCTGTTATCAAGTTCAGAAGATGCCTGAGAGAATTCTGCCTTAGCATCATTCAAAGCCTTCAGGGCTTCCTTGTAATCATCAGATTCTTTATTTGGAATTGCAGATAATTGAGTCTCCATAAAACCAATCAACTTTTGGCTAGCTGAGAATTTCATTTCTTTCTCCTTTGTTGAGAATAAAGAAAAATCCTTCAAGCTAAATAAATTAATATTCTCTTTTGGATTTTTCTCAGTGATTTTCTTTACAGAAGATACCACTATCGGTTCTGGTTTGCCAGAGAATTCATGATATTCAAAAATATATCCAGTGTTATTTTTTTCATTTTCATTAAGATTTTCACTAAATTGAGTTGGAATGGAATTAAGATTAGGAATGAATGGTCTATTCGTTAAAGCACCACCTAATAATGTTGGACCATAAGTTGTTCTTGATCCAAGAGGTATATCATTACCATAAGAATCTTTAGTAGTTTCTAAGACTTCATGGTCTGCATAATTATCTCTAAATTCAACACTAAAGAATTTATAAATTTCTTCTTTAATGACTTTCTGTCCTTTTTTATTCAAACTCCAATTACCAATCATATATACTTGTTCTTTACCTTTTACTTTTCTTGTTTCTTTTCTAAGAGATTTAAGCCAACCAAAAGCATCCTCTCTATTATGATTCACATCTAAAGGCACGCCAGTTGGAACAACTTTATTATTAAAATTCTTAATAAAACTATCCATCATTTCTTCTGTTACTTTAATCATATATTCGCCAAACCAAGAAGACCGCATAAAATTTCCGGTTCTTAGCATGTCGAATTCAATACAACATTCTTCAGGCATTTCTTCTTTATTTTTTTCTTTAGATTCATCATCTGCGTATTGAGAAAATTTTAATTCTAATTTTTCAGGTAATTGAAAATCAAAACGTGTCTTATTTTGAATATCAGCTTTATCAAATTTAATTGTTGCAGTAGTCATATTATTCTCCTATGTTATTGTCTTTTTTCTTTTACTGATCTTTCTTTAGGCATTCTTATTTTTCTCTGAGTACCTCTATTTTGATTATTAGCATCTTGTGCTTCCTTTTTCTTAACAGCAGTAGGAGGCACACCTACCTTACCAAGTGGAGAAGGAATTGGTATTTTTTCAAACATTTCTTCAAATTCTTCAATCGGAACATCAAGCATTTCAGACAACTTCTTTAGAGAAGGAATAGTCTTAGGCTTATTGCCGTCCCTTATTGCTCCAGCAGACATCATAATAAGTCTTAAGAAAATTTCCTTCAAAAGAAGTTTCCTATTGAAATCAAGTTTTTCTATTTTAAGATTTGCATCACGAATTTTATTTTTTGGAAAATTATATATCTGTATTGGCTTAATAATCTGCTCATCGAACACGCATTCAATATCATTTATCAATGCTTGTTCCGTCATCATAAATACATCAAGTGTATCACCTGCGGATGCACCTGAAGCACTGTGACTCGACCCATCAGAAGCCAACCCTAGCTTATCTGGAACAAATATGGCTCTTAACTTTCTAGTGTCGAAGAAGTTAAGCAAATTGATAAAGAAGTCTCCTCTACTTTCATCAGAGACATACTTAAAATCCCAAAGATCATGGCTGCCATCTTTTGAAATTTCTTTTGGTAATACAACAATAGAATTTGAAATTGCTGCCTGACCAATCTTGAGTGCGTGTGTTATGTTATCTACTTTATTTCCATTATGGTCAGTTCTTGTTCCCGCAGGCGCACGCAACAGCATTAGAGGTTGGCCTGATCTCTCAACATACTTCAACATAAATTGAGTGATCACCATCGACCAGTACCATGGAGGATAAGCATTATTCAATCTTGCATTACCAAAATAATTTCCAAACTCCATGTTATGAGAATATATAACTAAATCTTTTGTCTTAACTTGTGGAACAGTTACATTTTCTTTATGTAAGAAATTCTGAGATACGCCAATAATATTCTGATCTTTATCTAAATGCATGCGTATCGTTTTGGGATGAACAAATTTTATTTTATCATAAACATAAAAAGATTCATTAACTTTAATACTCTTTCCTTTTTTGCTTTTGGTCTTAAGATTTAATTCTTTATAATCCCATACCTTTTGACCAATAGCACATCCGTACCGAACGCCCTTTGCTAGGGAAATAATGGTATCTCTATAAATATTTTTAATGATTTTAGTATAAACTAATCTTTGTTTCTCATCATCACATTCAATTCTCCAATTTAATCCAGCGGGAGTATATTCAATAACACTTAATCCCAAAGCAATAGTTGGATCCTTAGACATTTTTTCTAAAATATCATAAGGAATATTGTTTGGACTATATACTCCTATATTTTGAACAATGGTTTGACCAAAATCATCAAGTTGCCCTCCATAACTTAATCCAACCTCGGTATTAGGAGTATCACTTGAGTTTTCTTTTAATTTTTCATTAGAAAATTCATTTATTCCAACAAAAGAATTTTCTATTTCTTTGTACGCATTAGGCTTGACTTTATCTTTAATCATTCCCAGAATCGCCTTAGCTTCTTCTGGGAGTTTTTTTACTTTCTCCTTATCTGCATAAGGGATCCTGTTGACCATGAGTCACTCCCGCTAATATATCCTCCTGGATCAAGCAGTCCTTGAATAGGAGGAGGCATAGAAATAAGACTTCCGTTTAAATCAGATATTTTCTGATTATACACGACTCCTTCTGTAGAAACAATTAATTCTTTATTTATGGTTGTCAAAGATTTACCAGTTGAATAATTAAGTCTTTTTGCTCCAACATAATCTTCTGATAGTGGAATTTTAGAAGTAACATCAACAAGACTCATTGTACTTGCTAAAGCCAAAGACCACAGTTTATCACCATGGTGGTCTTTATTTTTATCCGAGTCGTATCTTACGCTTCCTGTATCAGAAACTTTCTTTTTAATACTACCTATCTGTCTTTTTAAATCTTCTTCGTCTGGAATAGCTATCAGCATATTCTCAAATCTTATTCTGAGAATCTGTGCAGCCCTTGCTTTCCAGTCTAATGTCATATCTACTTGATGTACTCTATCTTTAAATTCTTCATGCAGGTCTTCTGCTAAATTCATACCTAAGCCTGTTGCATCAATAGCTAATCTTCTAACAGGAAGATTTTCAAGAATTGCTCTTAAAAAAGTTTTCTGTTCATTGAACTTTACTCTATCAAACTGCTTTACGAATCTAACAATCTGAATGGTCGTGGATTCGTTTATTTCTATTTCCTCAAGTACAGTTAGCTCAGACTTATCTTTTTTACGTCCTACATCGAATCCGGCGATAAGATTAGGAGTTATCTCACCTGTTCTAATTTTATAAAAGAATTTTTCTAGTGAATCACACACAAAGAAATTTAATTTCGTATGTTTAACTTGTATTTCACTCTTGGACTGATTTTCAATGACTACACTACTCTTCTTAGCATCTTGCATTTCATCAAAACTAAAATCATCTATGTCAGTTGAAAAAACACATTTGTTAATTAAATCTATAGGGAAGTAAGAAACATTCTCATCTATAAAAGCTAATTCATACTCTTGCTGAAATTCATCAAGAGATAAAGTTTCAAAAATAACCTTTAATTTTTCATTTCCAAATCTATTTACTCTGTCTATTGTTGATAACTTAGATGCATATTTAAATGCATCAAATATATTTAGACATAAATCAGGACAATGCCACCATGGTATAAATTGTCTACTAAATTGTGGAAATTTCTTAATATCTGTAAGTACATCATGGAATTTACCTCTAGCACCAAGAGGAGTAGAAGCTATAGTTATTGATCCTGTACCGCGCGTGATAACTGGAACAGCAGCAGTGAAGATCTTATCAGGCCAAGTCCAGAATGCAAATTCATCAAAATAAACATCTGTATTGAAGCCCTTACCACGTGGTGGTCTTTGTGCTGTAGATATAACTCTTGTTATCTGACCTTTTTGATTCTTAAATACCTGAGACTGTTTATTATCTGTTATTCTTTTCTTTTGATATTCTAAAGGTAAACTCTCATACAATGCTTGAACAACAAGAATTTTTTCACTTGCTTCATCCTTGTTGTACGAAATAATAACAGATGAATTTATATCACATAATTGAGATTTACTAAAAGATTCACCTGCTATAGAAAAAGAAAAACCAATCTGTCTTGATTTATTGGCTGCTCTGAATTTAGATGTATTATTCATATGAGCAACTTGATAATCATATAATTTAGTTGGCTTATCGTATGTCTTTGTTAAGCCTTCTAAGAATCCTGGAACAGTAGCAAGCCAATTTTTGAATTTTTCTTCTCCAAGTATTTCAGGCCCATCTTTTTTTACAATAACCAATGGAGAAGGATTATATATTTTTGTTTTCTTTTTGAATTTATGGTTCTTTTTCTTTTTAGTTTTCTTAGGTGGGATATAATTATTCTTAGATATCTTCAATGTTTTTAGCAATTCTTTTGCAAAAACAGAAGTCATAAATCTCCTTATTTTCTGCCTGACCAGAAATACTTAGAAACTTCTCCCTGCTTATTATCCATAAAATGATTATATCTTTGTTGCTGCCCATCATTACCTGAAAGTCCGCCTAAATCACTACCTGATTCTTCTTTTTTAGGTTTTTCAAATATTTTCTTATTTGAATTTAAATTTTCTTCTAGTTGCTTGGTTAAAACAACAGGCACATCTTTTCCTTTATTATCTTCTACAGTATTCAAACTTTTTTCTTCATCAATGAAATCTTTTGGTTGTTCCTGATCTAATGTATTCTTAGACACAGTATCATCAACCATCGTCGACGCCTGATTCTTCTTCCCTCTGCTTATCATTTTCTGGCTCCTTTAATTCTTTAGGTGGTGCAACCACAGGTGGGATAATATCAATTATTTTTTCTTTTTGATTTTCTATAAAACCAACACTGTTCGCAACCTTATATCTTTCCGACAATTGAGTAATTATCTCTGCACTGATTTTATGATTATGATTAACATTCTTATTCGCAACTTGCGGAGGAGATTCTTCCCTCATTGTTCTATTTAAATCTAAAGCCATTCTCATCAACGACTTAACACTTAATGCCTGAAGTGATCCATCAGCTAATTTATCAATCATTGCTTCATAAACTTGACTATAAATAAACTCTATCTTGTTTTTTCTTTTCTTATTATCCATATCAACAAAACTACTAATACACTTTTCCAAATATTCTTCAACCTGAGGTTTCAAAAGCCATTTTCTACATCTAGCAACAGAAACACCAAGTTTCTCAGCAACCTCATTTATTGGTGTCCCAGCGGCAATATACTTTGCCATAATTCTTTGCTGATGCTTAATAGGTTTTCTATCTGATTCAAATTTGTTTTTAAGATTTGTTATTTCTACGCGTGTCAATTCTTTATTTCCAGAAACAGGAACAATTTTATCATTCTTTTTATTTATCATTCCTAATTCTTCTTCAGTAAAACCATCTAATTTTTTAACTCTTTTCTTCTTTAGTTTCTTTTTCAATTTCTTATCTCCTGTACCTAATGATTGTTTTTAGCTAGTGCATAAGGTAAGGTAACCCAAACCAAACACTTAAAGGAAACAATGAAGAATCTTCTTCTAATAGAAGGAAATGGATTAGCTTATAGAAACTTTTTCTCTCATAAAGATCTTTCTATAAAAGAAAATGATAAAACACATTTTACAGGCATGCAGTACGGAGTACTCAATAGTCTAGTCACGATGAATAAAGAGTTTAACCCAGACCGTATTATCATTGTGTGGGATGGTTCATCACAACGAAGAAAAAAGTTGTACGCTGGATACAAACGCAAGAGAATGGAGAAAAGAGAAAAAGAAAGAAAAGAACTAGCTAAATTATTGGAACTATCACCTGATACGCCAGTTCATAATTTCATTAAAGAATTTGAAGAAACAAAAAATCTTATTAATCTTATAGGCGTACAACAAATACAAGATATGAAAGAAGAAGCAGATGATGTAATTGGAAGTATCGTACATTCTCTTCCGGATTACAAGATAATGATTGCTTCAAACGATCATGATTTTAATCAACTGTTGAAAAAAGATAGAGTAGAACAATATATTAATATAACGAACAGAAATTATCATAAATCTAAAATTGTAACATATGAATCCTTTTACGAAGAACATAAAATAAATCCAAAATTCTATCCTAATGTTTTAGCAATCGGAGGAGACTCAACAGACGAATACCCTGGAGTAAAAGGTATAAGCGAAGAAACAGCATTCAAAATAGTTAAGGAATTTGGGCCTAAATTGAGTTCTGTAATTGAAAGCGCAAAGAAACAAAGAATAAAGCCAGATAGATATTCAAGATACATTGTAAGAGATGAAGGTATGATTTATATTTTCAAAAAATTATCCAAAATTATACCAGATTTAAAGATTCCACCTGACATAGAAGATAAAAATGACCACAAATTACTTACCTTTAAATTAAAGGAATTAAGATTTCATTCTATGCTATTCAAGGATTCATTCAGCGAACTCATAGCTTTAAAGAAAAAAAATGTAATTTTCCATAAGTAAAACAAAGAGGTAGCCATGTCTAGAAAATCAGTTCAAAATATATTCTCGGCAACATGCACTGTATGTGTGACGAGAAGTATTATTAAAACTTCACTCAATGAAGTTATTAGAGTATCTAAGATAAATAAATGGCTATCATATGAGGATAAAGTCTGTAGAGTCTTAATATTCATTTGTCCAAGCTGTAAGAAAAAGGGTTACAAGTTTGGATAGCCCTAGATCGAACTCGATTCGCGCATTAACATCTAGCAAGACACAACACTGGTGTACGCCTTTATACTTGTCTAAAGCGATCCTGGAGGTCTTAGGTGAGATTGATTTAGACCCATGCTCTAACAAGTATTCCCTTATACCTGCACTCACCTATTGGTTTGAAGAAAATGGAGAACAAACATTCTCATCTGAATGGTCATTCGCAAAAACCGTTTATTGTAATCCGCCTTTTTCTCCAGCACATCTACAGGATAAATTTGTAATGAAATGTATTAAAGAAAAAAAAGGAAAAGAAATATTAATGCTGTTGCCCGTTAGGACTGGAACAGGAAGGTGGCAACAGCAGGTTTTTAAGAAGTATGATGCGATTTGCTATTTCAAAGGCAGGATTAATTTTGATTTACAAGGAATTAAAACAAAATCTTCTACAGTTCAAACGTGTATGGTTTATCTAGGAAATAGACCGAAGAGATTTAAAAAAATATTTTCGAGATTTGGTTATACTGAACTAAAAAACAAAAACAAGCCTATTGTGTAAACAAAAGGGGGCATAAATGCCTTGTGTCGTAATTTATTCTGAATGGAGATTACAATGAGCGTCATCTATGTATTTGAAACAAAGAATAGAAATCGCGAAAATATTCTTATGGATTCACACACTAATCCAAACAGTGAGTTTTATATTATTGATCCAATTGATAACAATAGATATGGGCCACTTACCATTAATTTCCTTAAGCATTCCTTATCTTTTCTTACATACGTAACGCATGATTTTGAAAATATTGGATTTGGTATTAGGCCGAATATTCTGAATGATTGTTCTGAAATTTTGTTTTTTGATAATCTAAGCAATGTCACAAATAAAAACAGAATTATTTCATACCTTCTTCTTATCAGTGAAGAATATACAAAAAACAGGAATTACAATAAAGTCAAAAAACAACTAAAAGAACTTATTAGTAATCTTGAATAGTCTTGTTGAATGGATTAAGATAATATATTATTTGGGTTAATTTCTTTAACCCAGGAGCAAGAAATGAAAATTTCAAACATGATTAAAATTATTATGTTTTTATTCATTCCTGCAATATCTTTAGCGCAACCTTACGGATACACTGGCCCCTCCGGTGGTGGAGCAGGTGGCGCTAATACTGCATTATCAAATCTTATATCAACTGCTATAAATACAAGTCTTAATCCTGGAGCAGACAGCACTATATCTTTAGGGACATCTATTCTAAGATGGAATACTTTAAATGCAGAACAAATAGTCTTAACATCAGATTTTATGGATACTATGACTATTGATGCTGATTCAATGACTTCTGATGTGTCTTTAACAATTACAGGAGCCGGATTAAATTTAAATTCAGGAAATACAGATCTGACAATTACAACCACAGGTGGATCAAGTATTATATCTCTAAACACAACATCAGGTGGAGAGATTAATATCAATAGTGACACTTTAGGCTTCATAGATAACACAGCAACACAAGTCGATGTTTATGTCGCAAGAAAAACAGGTGGTGGTGCCGGTATTCCTCTTGTAATTACCGGAAGTGGCGCAACCAATGGAGACACAGATGCAAATGGCGGCAATATAACTATCGCATCTGGAAGATCAACTGGTACTGGTACATCAGATATTTTGTTCAACACTCCAACACCACAAGGCGGAACAAATACAACTGATAATGTTCCTAGTACAAAATTCAGGGTTAATGGAACAGGAAAAGCCATATTTGGATCCGGGGCAGTAACTGCTTTTTGGGATCCAACAAACACTGTTTTTCAAGTAGGTGGCACTGATTACAGCTTTGGTCCAGCAACAACAATTCTTCCTGGAAATATTTTATCTTATGATGTTGCAGGAAATTATGCAACACTAGGATTAACAGGAGAAATTGTTCAAATTCAAGGAAACGGATCACTCACTGGTTATGCCGAAATAACATCGCTTGATGATTTTAGAGTCAACACTACTGATGGCATGGTTGTCGGAGTTAATGGCTCAGTAAGTCTTCCTTCGATAAGAACAAATGATACAAATTCTGGTATTTGGACTCCGGCAGGAGACGAATTGGCAGTCTCGACTGGAGGAAGTGAACGTGCCCGTTTTCGTCTTTCTAATACTGGAGCTAACACAGGACGCGTCGAGTTTCAGCTTGGGACAATGAGTGCTGTAGTTGGGGAGTACGGGCTCTACACCAAGGTAACGGGCCTAAACAGTGCCACAAATCAATATATGAACTTCTTTGAGGGTACCGGCGCTGGTGCCAACACAGGTGGTCAGTATGTCCTCGCGGCGTCACTTGCTGCCGGATACACGGGTGCAGGGAGGTCGTCGGCAATGCATGCCATTAACGCGTCTGCGACCACTGCCACGGCTGTAAGTGCCTGGGGAGACATCCAAGGAACTCTTGGCGCTTACAGCGAATCCAACGGTGCGTACACAGGCCATGCATTCGCGGTGGTTGGAAACGCACTTGGTGGTGCGGTAACCAGCACGAACGTCGGGGTGTTTGGGAGGTCATCATCTACATTTGCCAACACTCATGTTGGCGTGGCTGGTGTTGCACTGTCGAGTGTTGGTGGCGGTGTCCAAGTCGGAGGTTTCTTTGGGATTGGTGCATATGGTGTGACGGCGCCAACGTGGGCCAGCGGGGCTGTCGTAGGCGACGTTGGGGCAGGAGTCGGTATACCCATCTTCCGTGGGAGGAACGCAGGTGTTGACCGTTTCCGTGTTATGGAAACCGGCGTCGTTGAAATATATAGCACTGGGGCGATTGGCGCTCCAGTACTCACTTTTGGCCCCAACGCTGGTCCGGCAGATGCTACAACCGGCATTTGGCGTCCCGGTTCTAATGTACTTTCATTTGTGAACTCTGGGGCAAATACGCTGTACCTCGCTGCTGACAATAAGGTTGGCGTCGGGACGGCCAACTCCCAGAGCCGGTTGGGGGTTGCTGGAAGTGTGGCAATCGGGGCCACGTATGCTGACACTGTGGGTTCTCCGACGAACGGGCTGGCTGTTCAGGG